TGGGCGCAGGCCGGGCGGACGACGCCGGCGACTTGGACGGTGTTCCAGGCCATGTTGTGCAAATCGCCAACTGGGAAGACACCGCAGCCGCCGCCAGGGTCAAACCGACAGCAGCAGAACAGCAACGTATAAACGCTCAAGAGGAACACGCTGCCAGCATTATTCGATTTCGCGGTGGCACATGGCGCGTGGTGCTGACCCTGGAGCAGTGGGCGCGCTACCTGCAGGCCATGGGGCTGGTTGAGGTATAGATGGGCACCAACGAATTCATCAGAGTAAAGGTCGAAGGCATTAGCCAGCTAGAGAAGATGCGGGCCTTCCTTGATCCCAAACTGTTTCAGAAGGCAACAAGGGCAGGGATCTTGGCTGCTGCCACGTCCGCCAATAAGCAGGCAGGCAAAAGTATTAGCCAAAGATATAACATTGGATCAAGACGTATCAAGCAAGATGTAAGCCTGTTTACGGGTTTGGCTAGCAGGGGAGAAGCCACTCTCACGTTTGCATCCAGGGCACCAACTCTTAGCCAGTTTGGGTTTAAGCCTGGCACCCGCGCCACCGGGCTTCCAGGGCTAGGCCGTGGCCGTGGTTGGGGGAAAGCAACAAAACGAGGCCGACCGGGCCGAGCCAGCATTCTGCGGGGCCAACGCCAGGACTACCCAACGACCTTCATGGCCATGGGCAGGGGTGGCGTCATGCTGCCCTTCAGGGTCGGGGACAAACGCAAGCCTGACGGCAAGAGGCGGTTGCAGGTGGTCTATGGGCCGTCGGTGGCACGCATGTTTGACAAAGGCGAGCACAGCAAATTGATCCAGACCGAGATCAACATTGAGATCAACAGGAGCTTCATAGCGGGCTACAAGCGGGCCTTGGACTCGGCCGCCAGGGGCTATGGGGGGCGATGATGCGCGGCCTAGTCATAGCAAGGGGTCTCAGCAAATCTCAGTCATACCAAGGAGTTTCGGGATATTACCCCAAATCCCAGTCATGCCAAGGGATCTGCCAAGAACCCAGTCATAGCAAGGGGTTTCGGCTTGGGTCCTCCCGAACGACACATACCGAGGGAACCACGAAGCCGCGATTTATCTGTTGATAACGCTTCTCAATAAAGGTACAGCCTTGCCAAGGCCAGCCTGTAACCGGTCTAATCGCTTGGTATCACAAGGTTGTAACCTATTTTGTACGCAGCTGGTTACAATATGCCCATGGGTACAAATCCGATGCTGGTCCCGCGGGCAGAGTGAACCTCCAGCAGTACGCCGATCACCGCAAGGCCCAGGGCCTTCGAGGGGCCACCCATGTGTCGGTGCTCAGGGCAATTAAGGCGGGTCGGATGCAGCCCCCAGCGGTTGAGCGTCAAGGGAGTGGCTGGGAGATTGACCCGGCTCTTGCTGATGAGCAGTGGGCTCAGGCCACCGACCCGGCGCCCCGTGGGACCAATGCCAGCCAAGGTCAGGGGCCCAGACCGAAAGCTGCCGCGCCGGGAGGCCAGGCGCCCACGGCCAAGCAAGATCAGCAGCCGGCAAAGCCCAGGCCATCGCGTCCCCCCGCCCAGTCCCTTGCCGACAATTTTCCAGAGCCTGAAGAAATCCCCAGCTACAACGACAGTCGGGCTCGATCCGAATTCGAGAAGGCCAATATCCTGGAAATGGATCGCAAGGCCAAAGCAAACATGCTGCTCCCCCGCGAGGAAGTAGGGCAGGCCTGGGATGCAGCGGTCAATATCACCCGCACCGTGATGCTGGGGGTGCCAAGCAAGGCAAAGCAGAGAATTCCGCACCTGACACCCGATGAGGTGGCGGTGTTGATGGACCTGATACGCGAGGCCCTGAGTGGTCTCGCTGCGGGCGACGTAATGGAGCTCTACCCAGAGGTTGAGCCTTGACACTGCCAGCGGTGCAGGAGCTGACGCGGCGGATCCTGAACGGCTTTAAGCCACCCCCGAAGCTGCGGCTTTCGGAATATGCGGACCAACCGGCCACGGTCGATGGCGGCGCGGTGATGACCGGCAACGCAGCAGAGAAGGGCCAGTGGCGGACGCTGCCGTATCAGCGGCCGATCCTGGATGCGTTCACTAACCCCAATGTTGAAACGGTGGTTTGTTTGAAGTCGGCTCGCGTCGGCTGGACAAAGATGCTGGGCGTTGTTGTTCAGTATTACTCGCACCATGATCCATGCCCGATCATGATTGTGCAGCCGGTTAAGGAGGACGCTGAAGGGTATAGCAAGGAAGAAATCAAGCCATTATTCGAGGATACGCCAGCGCTGCAGGGGCTAATAACTGAATCCAAAGCACGCAACACCAGCAGTAATACGATCCTACTAAAGCAGCTTAGCAATGGCGGTTTAATAGATATAGTAAATGCTGCCAGTGGGCGGGCCTTTCGGCGCAAATCTAGAAAGATTGTTCTCTTTGATGAGTTTGACGCTTATCGCAGAATTGACGAAGGCGACGTTTACAAGCTAGGCCGCAACCGTGCTGATTACTACTGGGACCGCAAAATAGGCGTAGGCAGCACACCAATATTCAAGGATGGGCGAACAGAGGAATTATACAAGAAATCAGATCAGCGAAAGTTCTTTGTCCCTTGCCCATTTTGCAATCACTATCAAATTTTGCGATGGGATCAAATGATAAAAGAGGGCGAATTTATTGCCCATTATGAATGCGAGAATTGCAAAAAGCCGATCCCGCACAGCAAAAAACGCTGGATGGTTGAGCGCTGCGAAGATCGCCCGACCGCTGTTGCCCAGGTTCCTGGCCTCATTGGGTTTCATGTCTGGGCGGCCTACAGCTATTCACCTGCGGCGGACTGGGCAATTCTGGTTCGTGAATACGACGAGGCCTTGGAGTCGCTGCGCAAAGGCGACCCAGAGCCAATGCAGACCTTCAGAAATACGGTGCTCGGCGAAGGTTGGGTGGACTCGCAGGCCGGCAAGGTCTCGGCTGACAACCTGGCCAAGCGCCGGCAGTCTGTTGATCTGGGCAATGGCTATTCGATTCTTGGCGAGGACTTCACCCTGACCGGAGTGCCTAATGGCGTGCTGTTGATCACCGCTGGAGTAGACACCCAGGGCGGTGGCGGCACGGCAAACGAGCGACTGGTTGCCACCGTCTGGGGCTGGGGCGTTGGGGAGGAGGGCTGGCACCTGGGCCATTGGGACATCGATGGCGACCCGCAGGACAAAAACACGCTTGCGCAACTGGACCGGATCGCCGAAACCAAATGGGTCCGAGAGGATGGCACCGTGCTCAGGTTGGCGCGGGGCGGCATTGATGAAGGTGGCGATGCAACCAGTTGCCAAGCGGTCCGCGAGTTTTGCTCAACCCGTAAAGATGTTTGGGTGCCAGTTCGAGGGGCTCCGCAAAAGAGCAAACCCCTGTTGGGCAGGGGCGTGCCGGTGAGCATCAACCGCAAAAATAAGCCGATTGTAAAGAACGGGGTTAACCTGTATTTTGTGGGTTATGACGAAAGCGTCAAGTCACTGCAATATCGGTTAGGAGTTGAGACCGTAGGCCCTGGTTACTTGCATTTTGGCCTGTGCTCAACTGATCAATTCTTGGCGGAGCTGTTCCCCTGGAGGCGGATGCCGCGGCGGAGCAGGGGCCAGATCAGCTATCACTGGGAAGCGCCAACCGGGGCGCGAGATGAGGGGGGGGACTGCACCCGCTACGCATATGCGGTGCTGCAGCTGGTAACCCGCCGCTACACCCCAGGCACCATGTGGGCCCAACTCGCCCGCACCCTGGGCACCCAGGCGCCGGGGACGGGAGGGGGAGGGGTTAATAGGTTTGGCACTGGCGGGCGCTTTGGGTGAGTATGATGCTAGGCATGGCAGGAATTACGCTCGCTATCGCCACTGCGCGGCTCGATGATTACCTTGATGCCGAGGTCAAGGTATTGGATGGTCAGGAAAAAAAGATGGGAGACCGAACGCTCAAGCGTGCGGATCTGGCAGAAATTCAGGCAGGGATTCAGATATGGAATCGCAGGGTGCAGGAGCTGAGCAGCCGGGCCAATGGCCGTGGCCGGGGATTCACCCTTAGGCCTAACTTCTGATGGCAAAGCGCCGCAACAACAAAAAGCTTCAGCTGGCTCAGGCCCTGCCCGCCGACCTTGACCGCCTAGGCCATGGCGGGATGAT